ACCTTTCTTTTTAGGTTCAGTATCACACTCAGTTTCTTCCTTTTGAGTTTCCTTATTCTTTGCCTTCCAAGCAGTGGCATAAGCAATTGATTTCTCTTTATCACTCACACCACCCTTAGCATATCCTGCTTTGATGTGCTTAACCATTCTCTCAAACTTTGCTCCTGGAGGTGCCTTTTCGACAATTACATCACCCTCAAGTTCATTATGAGAAACAATAGATGAAGGGGGATTTACAACAACTTTATTCTTACCCTTCATTACATCAATTTTCTTATTATTTTCATTCTTATCACTTACTTCACCAAGAAACTCTTCCTTTACACTTGAGGTGTCCTTACCATCGGCAGTTCCACCTTTCTTGCGTTGAATTGCATTATGTACTGCACCTGCGTGTTCCTTAGCACCACTTTCTACCTTTCCGTCACCATCATAATCCTTACCCTTACCTGCCTTAGTTTTAGCAGTTTGCTCACCCTTATTTTTCTCACCTTCGTAAGGCTCACCATACTCAGTCATCTCAACGGAAGAGATATTAGGATTTGCTCTTAACTGAGAAATCTTCTCACGGGTAGCATAACGAACATATGAACGACCAGAGTTCTTATCTGAAACTCTTACCTTATACTTTCTATCTTCAAGTGAATTCAGTTCTTCAAGATAATCGAGTTCAATAGGTGCTACTTCTTTCTCAACACCCTCAAAGAATACTTTAGTGAAAGCACTTGTGATTGTATCAGATGCTAGTGCTTCAATTTGGAAATCTTCCTTTACGGCACCACCACCCTTTGGAAATACCTTCGACTTCACCGCAGTTCTTTCCTGTGGATTTAATGAACTATTTTGCATATATTGTGAGAATGCTTGTTTGATATCGACACCCTCTCTTCTAGCACGATAACGAATATCATAGACTGCCTGACGAACACGCTTTTCAGCATTTGCCTTAGGGTCATTAGGACCTTTACCTTCTTTACCTTTAGCAGCAGGAGCAGCAGCAGGAGCAGACTTTCTTGCGGGAAGTTCCTCAAAAATGTTATTGTTCATTGGGAGATTTGTTTAAACTTACTTTTTCCTATACTTATTTATGAATTGTATTCCCCAACTAGATCCAGGGGTCATATCCTCAACGTGCTTTCTATATCCATCAGTTCCAACCAAAGTATTTGGTTTTCCAGGGGTTCTCATTTTACTGGACATTTTCTTTTCAGTATATGCCTCGGTTACATCCTTAATCCAAGACTTGAACATAATTTGGTCTTCTGTAACGCAGATAAGATAGTTGGTTCCCCTACGAATAATCCTACCAACCAATCCAGTATTGAGGTTTTCTACCAAAGAACCTATTTGGAAAATCCTATCAGCAATATAATTCTCACGAAGATTAGTCCAATCAAACTTAGGAGCAATCTCCCAGAGATTCCATCCTTCTTTAATATTCATAGAAGTACGAAGATTATCAAATAATTCTTGGGCATCTTTGCGTTTAAAGTCTGTTGGAAGACCTTCTCTAAACTTACGGAAGTCTCCTTCGGCAGCAGCAAGTCTCATTCTCGATGCCGACATTCCTTCGACACCTTTTGCATCAGGGTTACGTTCTCCGGCAGAAACTACTTCAATATTATCAAAAGCATATAATTGACCATTGTAATTATTGGATAGTTTTTCAAATTCTTTTACTCTATCAGAACCACCAACAATTCTAACATTAGTATATCCATCATTGTGTGCTTTTTTTAGTACATCAAAGATAGTTTTGTTACTAGCATCATTTGCAATTCTTTCACTATGTCCAGGAAACATCCTTCTCATATATGAAATCTTAGTATCAGGGTCAAGAGGATTCTTTTTCTTATCTTGACTTCTTGATGGGTAGATTACATAGTCACCACCATCTGCCTGCGATGCGGCAGCAGCAGTATCCATAAGTTGCTGGTGCCCAATCGTAGGGGGATTGAAACGACCGAAGGCAATTGTGAGAGTACCCTTCGTTTTGGGAACTGGTGGTGGGGTAGCAACGGGTTGCTGGGGTTCCTGTGCTGCTGGTTGCTGCTCTGGGGCAGGTGCTTGCTGCTGAACCGGTTCTTGCTGGGCAGGTGCCGCATCAGTCCCCTGAGAGAGGTTCTTTTCCTTTTCAGTCTGTGGTGAGTCTTGCTGACCAACTTTTTGACGTTTATTATAAAACTTAAGAGTTCCTTTTTCAGTCTTTGCTACAAACTCTCCACTGGTTTTATCATACCATCCACCGTGCCCATCACCGACAAGACCTAGACGGGCTGCCTGCTGTGTTGCGGTTCCTGCTTCGATTAAAAACTGGAAAAAACTTTTCATTACTTATTTCTTTTATTCCTACAAATTTCAGAAGTTATTGCCTTTTCATTAGCAACAATGTATCTTATAGCACTTTGTCTAATCTTTATATATTTATTCTTTATAGATTCCTGCTTGGTTGAGTTAATCTTATTATCTATTGTAAAGTAGACATAAGAAACAAAATCTTTAAAATCACCTTTTTTAAAATTTTGTATTAGACTTTTTATGTATTCATTCATTACCAAGGATCTCCAGACATTTTTAATGACGATGCAAGTTGTGTGCTTGCATACTTAAATCTCATTTTTAAAATTCTCTGATTATCTGCTGTAACTCCAACAGCATCATTTCCAACTGGAGAAAAACTTATTGGACCTTTGACCAAATATCTTGATTTTGCATTAGTAATTGGATCATATAAACTAGCAGTATACGTTTTAGTTCCACTACCAGTAATTTTAACATATGGCAACTTTAAAATCTCAGGATCTTCATTTAACCATTCAGTAACTAAAAAATCAATTATTTTTTGCTGAGACATCCCATTAAGAACATTGAGATAAGAATCTCTCAATTCCCTCAGTGCCTTAGATGAATAATTTTCATAGACTTTTTTTTTAACTCCAGGATTAGAATTTAAAAATTGTTTTCTAGCATCTTTTCCTGTAGGGAGATCATATTTTTCAATAATCATATTTGAATATTTTGTATCTATTGATGTAAGATCTGTTCCCAAATATCGATCTATAGTCCCAATACCAGGATTTTTTAACCCAGCACTACCAGTTTTGGTAGATTTTGCAGATATTCCATAAAATTTTCCAGTAGATAATCTAACTAATACATCAGTCGGATTTAATCTTTGATTGACTTTAAGACCTATAATAGGTTCAAAGGAAAATCCAGCTCTAGCCGTCCAATAAGATTGAACTGGTGCTCCATATTTTTTAACTTTAAGGAACTCATTAAATTTTTTATACATCGCTTCAGCTCTACCAATTTGCCAAGCAGTTATTTCTTCAGAAACTGCTTTGGTTCTCCTATCATATTGGTTAGCAGTTATTGTATCTGGAAAAGAATTACCATTTAACAAATATGTTAAGTATATTTCATTTATATCCGCGCCTAAAGTATTGGCTGACATTTTAACTTTTTTAAATATTTAGTGCCCAAGAGAGGACTCGAACCTCCACATCTTACGATATATGCTCCTAAGGCATACGTGGCTACCATTACACCACTTGGGCATATGGAAAATATCGGACTCGAACCGATGACTTCATCCTTGCAAAGGATGCGCTACTACCAACTGAGCTAATTCCCCGAGAACCCCGAAGGGTCATTTATTTATGCTACAATAGCACCAATCTTTTCGTCAAGGTCTACAATTACCGAACGAATATCGGTAATACGAGGAGGTACAGAACCCTCATCATATGTGTATCCTTTTTGGTGTTCAAAAAGAAGTTGACGAACTGCCGCAGCAGAACGAACATCCATTTTTACAGTTACTTGTTTTTCTTTACTCACAGGTCTCCCTCAACACGATTTTCAGAACGATAAACATTAAACGTACCCTCTGGATAACGAGCACTCAGTTTCTCATAGTTCATTTCAAGAACTTCATCGAAGTTGGTATTCAAAGCAATACATGCTTGGGCAAGATACCAGCACAGGTCTCCAAGTTCCCGCTTCATATGAAATACATTCTCTTCATTATAAGGTTTGCCTTGAAGAAAAATCTTTTTAACTACTTCAGTAAATTCACCTGCTTCGGCACTCATACCAAATGCAGCAGTCATTAGACGAGAAACATCAGCACCTTGTCCTTCTAGTTCATTCAAACGCTCAACAAGTTTTGGATATTCACTACTTGCTGGACTGGTGGTTTGACGAACAAACTCAATATATTTGTTAGAATCAATAGTTGCCATATTTAAAATTTAAATCCTTCGAATGATTTTTTAGGTTTGTTTTCTTCATAAGTATACTCCTCTTCTTGTCCGCTGTCAAGTATGTCTTTTTGTGCTGATTGCTCTACATCATAAAGTCTCATCTTGGCGCGGTCAATACCAACAACAAAACGTTTGAATACTGTTGGGTCATTATAACGATTCTTCAATTGTTTCACAAGTATCTGACCCAACCCCTCCAACTCTTCAGTACTAATAAGGGCAAACATAAGATCAGCAGTAGCAGGGAGACCAAAGGACTCAGAAGTATCGGTCAATTCAACATCTGATGAACCAAAACCGCTTCTTGTCGTTTGTGTCGCACTCATAATAGGAACATTAAACTCAACTGCAAGTCCCCGAAGTTCTTCTGCAATTGATTTGATATACGAATAAGAATTTGCAGAACCATTTGGTTTGTGCCTAGAGGAAGCACAAATATTAAGGTAGTCAATGAAAATAATATCAGGTCTAAATGATTTCTTAAGAGCAAGTTCATTTAACAGTGCCTTGAAATGTCCAGAGTGTGCCGAAGCAGTCGGATACTCCTTAATTATAAGAGTTCCTTGAGTCTTCTTTGACAGACTTGTTACTTTGTTTTCAAATGTTGAACGTGGGAGATCAACCAATTGCTGAATCGGGACATTGAGAAGGTTTGCATCAATTCTTTCTGCAATTCGCTCCTCCGCCATCTCAAGAGTGATGTAGAGTACGTTCCTGCCTTGTAGCAGCGCGGAACTAGCAACATGGCACATGAAGAGGGACTTACCGACCCCCGTACCAGCGAGAGCAATATTGAGAGTCTTATTAGGGAGACCACCTTTTGTGATTTTGTTGAAATATTCCAGATCAAACTCAATTTTATCTTCTTTTCTGTGGTAGAAATCATAACGCTCCTCATAATTCTGAAGATAGTCGTGTCCGATGTTATTATCAAAAGATACTGCTAGGGCATCGGAAAGAATGCTGGGAATTGCATCCCTATTCTTCTTCCCATCATTACCATCGGCAATATGAATTGATTCCATCAGAGCAAGATAAATTGCTCGGTCACGACACCACTTCTCAGTAGTATCTAGCAACCATTGCTTCTCCACTACTAAATCATTCAGTGTTTCACACACCTCACGAATATCTTTAACATCAGTCTCGGTTAAATCAGTACGATTCTCAATCTCAATACCAAGTGCTTCTTTAGTAATTGCAGAGTTGTACTTGACAATAAACTGAACGATTTCCTCAAAGACTACTCTTTCAGACCTTTGCTCAAAATATTCGGGTTGTATAAAAGGTATAACTTTTCTAGAGTAGTCTTCATTGTAGACAAGATTTCGGAGAATTGTATGCTCAAGTCGTTCCATTATTTCAATTAAAGATTTCGTTTATGATGTGGTACGTCAAATACAAAAGTAATTCTAACGTTGTCTCCAATATTCACTGCCTTGTGTGGAAGTTTATTATTGAACCAAAAGAGTGTTCCTGGTTCAACAATCACTGTTTCCTCACCAACAGTATACTCGTATTTTCCCTGAATGGAAAGATGGTATCTATCTTTTGTAAGATAGTAAGTTCCCTCGTCAATATGAGAACCTACAATCTCACCAACAGGAAGTGCTAGAAAACCACAACGACGAAGTTTCTTAAAATACTTTCCCAAGTAATTAAGAATCTCCGTGTGTTTTTCATATGCTGGAGTTTGAATACAAATTTCAGTATTACCAACATACTGATCTTCTGTTTCGACTCCACCCATTATAAGTTGTAGAACATCCACAGTTACAGTGTATTCTGTAGGGTCCAATTGTCCAGTGTCTTTAAGATTCTTTTGGGAACCCCAATCCTCTGGATATTGTTTGAGTTGTTCTAGTATCTTGGATACATCAACACAAACAATATCCAGAGGATTGGGGTTC